ATCCTTAACCTTACCCATGAAACCCTCTACATCACCAATTAGCTTCAATAGTGGGAAGAAATGGTAGTCTATACAATCAGCATAATTGGATAATAGTTTCTCCAACCGGACCCGAAAAGTCTTTATCTTCTTGCAATAAGGTTCAGGACGATAAGCATAGAGAACCGGTAGTTTTGGGAATCCATGAGTAAAAGGAGTTCTTTCTTCATACCCTTTAGACAAATCCCATTGATAAACCATTTTGTCCGTGATAGTCATAAAGCAGGTGACCTCCGAATCATCCATGAGCTTCTTTTTATACTCACGTGAGAAAGCAATCATTTTACCTTCGTCGTTAAAGAACGGGTATAGCTTATCACCTCTGAATGGAGACCATAACACGCTTTTCAGTTTCTTGGTGGGCTTGACCTTGCCACCGAACGTAGTCTTAACTTTCTTCCAAAACTTTGCCCAAAACGAATCATCATCGGTAACATACCAATATTCTGCCGCTTCTTGTTCGGAGAGCCAGGCACGGACAATCTTCTTGTTTTGGTATTTGATTTTGTTGGATTTAAATACAGCCTTTACCGCATCCAGCAGCTTCTTTTCATCATCATCAGTCGGAATGCAATCCATAGACGGTTCTGTGCCGACCGTGAAAGCAGTTTGGATGTTCACGATATCCTGTTCCAATGGAATGGAGATACGGTTCACCGGTTCAGTCTTATACTTTGCTTCGATTTCATAAGTCTTACCAGTTTTTTCATCGAAAACTTTTTCGGATTCCTTATCAAGTACTTTTCTGTCCGGATACTTTTCTTTATCCACAATGATTTCGTGGCGTTCCGGATTCCAATCATCCCAAAGTTTGCAACGGTCGGGAAGTTCAGTCTTCCTACCTTTCTTCAGGTAGTTTATCTTCTGCCCGATGTCAGGCAATGCTAATATTTCTTCTAAATTCAATGGCATAGTTTATATTTTTAATGTGTGAATATTCCTGTTAAATCTTTCGGTTTCTGAATCTTACCAAGAAGCTCACCCAATATATAGTAACGTACAGCATCTATTCCGTGATTGTCATGGTCTTCCGGTTCGTTGATATAGTTCCCGTCCTTATCCTTTGCCCAAACATACTTTCTGAACTCGCTTTGCAAGTTGTACGAGCGTTTGGTTATATAAATCTCCATATCTTTCATTTTGTCAATTCCGGCATTGATAGAGCCTGCACCTTTCTCTACGGCATATATCTTGATTCCTCCGTTGTGTATCTCTTGAATCAAACGTGGGTCTGCGCTGTCAGCAATGACTTTCAATCCCCACGGGCGAAGAGTCTTGATGATGTCAGAAGAAAGCAATCCAGTACGGTAATCCACTTCATCCAAGTAAAGGGCGTTATCAACGATACCACAACGAATGGAAGCAGACGGGTCATGCGTATAACCGAAGTCTTGCCCGAAAGCAATTTTCTTTGCCCAAGCCGGGAACTCGTCAACAATTCCCCACTTCTTGAACACAGCACCTTCTGCAACGTCAGCCCACCGGCCGATAACCACATGAGCATACTTTTCAGGATTACTCACCTTCATATCTTCCACCTCTTTCAGGAACTCAGGAGAAAGGTTATCCAAGTTATCAAAATACGTAGTATGGATATGGAGCACATTCGGATGAGTGGAAATCTGAACCTGCACACCGTCAATCTCTACCAGCTTGTGAGTTTTCTCAATGTATTTCTTGTAGATGAAGTGATTGGAATCGCATGGGTTCATTATAATGATAATCCGGTTCTGAATACCCTTCTTGCGAATGGAGAGCATTATCTTGTCGAACTCATCTTCGCTTGTCCACTCTTCCGCTTCATCGCAGACAAAAGTCGTAATGCCTTGAATGGATTTCAGTTTTGCTGTCTGGTTTCCGGAAGAAGTCTTGATACCTCGAAACATGATACGGCTCTTAGTCATCTTATTGACTATGTCCGTCTTTGTGGTCTTGAAATATTTCGTGGTACCGTCCAAATCTATCTTCTCCATCATTTCGGGGATGATAGACATACCGGCAGAAACCATCGTGTAACGGGTGTAAAGAATCTGATGAACTATTTTCTCTACGGGAGTCATTTCAAAAGTCAACCGCTCAATAAAGGTAGAAGCATTGAAAGACTTTCCGCTACCACGCCCACCGGTGATAAGGATAATGAATTTCTCCGTATCGGTGTAGAGAGGGTGATATATGGGCTGGGGTACTATCATTTCAGCTTGTCTTTAATCCATGAATCAATAGTGATGCCGTGGTCGATGTCAGCAGGAATATCTGCATCATCTTCAGCTCTTGGAGCCGGTCTATTCCATTGTTCGGGCTTACGGTTTTTGAGCCAGAAAATACCAGCTGTTGTATCAGGTGGTACTTCTTGGTCTAATTCCACAATCTCTACCCGTTCTTTCTCGCATCTGCGACCTTCTTCATCGAAAAACACATCTTTCACCTTAATAGCCTGTTGAACTTTTACCTTCATCCCCATAGCCTTACGATAAATCTTGCTTTCAATGGCAAAATCAATGGGCGCACGCCCATTTTTTAATGCTTTAGATAATTTAGGCAATTTACCTTTCAACACAGAGAAATGCGCTTCACTGTAGCCGATGTTTGCTGCGATTTGCTTATCGTCCAAACCATCACGTGCCCAACCCTCAATACGGATTAGGTTCTGTTCATCATCAAAATCAAACTTCGGCTTTGCCATACTTATTCAATCAGTTTTAAAACACCTTCCCCTTTAGCGAACTTATCATCTGTACTTATACCAAGCAGGTCACAAAAATCAGCCTTAGCTTCGTAGGAGGAGAACGAAAGCATTATGTAAGCTTCTTCATTGAGTTGGCGTTCCTTAGCCACTGCCTTAACCTGTTGCTTAACCTCTTTCATGTGAGCTTTCTTTTCTTCATCTGTTCTATCAAGACGCTTTGATTCTTTCACCGGGGAAGATAGCAAATTATCTAAAGAATCAGACAATCTAATATCATCAATACCACTTATGGATAGAATATCATTAAGTTCAGCTTCACTCAAACCGACATCGGAGTAATCAATATCATTAATGTAATCAGCTATCAAATCAATATCTGGTTTAGTATTTCCCACGGCCATGTATGTAAGCTGTTCCTTCTCAGCCTTATCATCCAGATTTACGACCTCAACCTTAACATTGTAATCCGTGCTGGAAGTACCATCGTATTTATAATGCAAATCCATTGCTTTTATCCTGCGATGCCCGTCTATAAGATTTCCCGATTTCTCATTCCATACGATACCGCCGAGGAAACCCACTTTTTGCAAGTTCTTCTTTTGCAGTTTTACCCTCTCATCAGAATGCCTTTTAGGATTAATCGGATTCAGATTTATTTTGGAGCGCTTTATAATTCTTGTCTCACTTTGCTTTAGTTCTTTCATAATCGTATTCAAATAGTTTTCGTTCCACCAAAGGGTATTCATTTATAACTTTCTGCAAATCACCCGGAAATCTATTACGAAGAAAAAGAAGGTAGTTAATATCCGTTATGTCCGTTCCGGATGATTGATGCTTGGAATCGTATGATTCCGGTTTGATTAAACCAGCCCTGCTAATATAATCCATGACGTCTTTATTTTTGTATTCAGACAATGGATAACACTTCTTTTGCGCTTCATTAATTCCGTTCATGTCGTATGTACGTAGCATCAAACGCCTGTTCATTGAATCGGATTGCTTAAAGCCGAAGAAAGCCCACTCAATATTGTATTTCTCCCTTACTATATCTGTAAGCTGAGCCATGCTGTAAAGTTTCTGTTTCTCATTTTTCTCGCATCCCATATACCCAATGCGTCTATAGGAATAAACTGCAAAATGAGGAATCTGCACATACTTAACATTTGGATATTTATTACAAGCATAGTTTATATAACGGTTAATATGAGATAAGTCTTTAACAACGTACATATAAACGCATACAATTTCTTTAAAGTATGGTGAAATAAGGTCTAAAAGGGCTATACTGTCTTTACCCGATGCCGAGTGAAACAATATAACCCTGTCAGTCCTTTCGGCGATAGTTTTTATTATATCTATTGCCTTTTTCATCATCAAGCAATCCTACCACCTACCTTACGATTAATTCTCGCTCTTTGGGCTGCATTTCTACCCATAGATTGAAAACGACCAGCTTCATAGTCTTTTCGAGTGCGATATTTATTACCGCTCGCATCAGTTGCGTAAGTTTCTCCCATAATCTTAAATTTTAAATTAAACAATCTTTTTACCAATAAGTAAAGCCACCGAAGTGGCTTATATTATTTCAATCCATCATGATGAATAATCTCACAGATATGTAAATAATAGAACAATGGCACTTCTTCGGGCGGATTTTTCTTGAAATCTTCTAGCTGTTCATCGAAATCATGAAAATCAAATTCATCGTGCATGAACTTTATTCCTTCTTCTGTTATTTCGCCTATACCAATTTCATCAATGGCGACATCAAGTGTCCATGGTGCACCAGTACTATAAAAATGAATAGCTTCTATATCAGTCCTTAAAATAGGTTGACATTCTTGCTCGCGTCCAGCTTTTCTAAATTTCTCGTTTTCGTCAACTTGCGCAAAGTCCGTGAACATCTTCTCATATTTGGCGCTAAGCATACGTGTTTCTATGCTCTTTTTACCATTCAAAATATCTAAAGCGTTTTCTTTTGTCATTATGAGCGAATACGCTTCTATCTCTTGACCATTATAATTAATCTTCATATCACTATATCGTTATAAAATTTATACATAAAAGATAGTACCCCAAAGGTACTACCACAACCAAAGATAACGAAATATCTTCAATCGTTATACACGACAATCGGCTTATTGTCGTGAACTAAGCCATTTATCCCGTCTTTCTCTACACGCCTCTAAGGTAGGCGCACAACAAGCAAAGAATTCACCACTTTCAGTACGGTAATCGTACTGGTACATTCTCACTCTTTTACCTCTCAACCTGGTGTTGTAGGTAGTGTAATTCTCTTTGCCGGGCTGGCATACGCTGCAACCGTTTACATTTATTGAGTTCATAATTCAAGTAATTGTTTCGTTTTATCCACGTCTACAAAACTCGTCCACCCTGCTTTATGCAGCTTTATAGCTGCCTCTCTGATTGTGATTTTGCCACTCTTGACACTTTCTTTCAAAGATTCTAATACATTCTTCATTCTTAATTCATTTTTACGTTCAATCTTTCTTCACTCGTATAAGCCACTACAAGCCCAGTTTCATCATGCTGTATGGTGATGTACTTTTCACCCCTCTCTATAGTAGAGAAGTCATAAGGGGTTACCATCTTACCCAATACCTTGCCCAGTTGCTTCATCAGTGGGGCTTCAGGGCTGATAACTAAAACTAAATCTGCTTTCATAATCGTGTATATTGTGGTAGCCATAAGGCTACCGGATTAGAACTCAACCAATATCAATCTTTCTAAAGAACCTGATGCTTTCACCCACATATGATTATGTCTGAAACCATAATCGAAAAACAGTTTAAAATAAGGGTATCTTACTATTAAAGAGTTCATACAGCCTCTTAACTCGTCTTCTGACATACAAGAAGTTATTTCATTGATAATTTGAACGAAAAGGTGTAAAACTTCTGGTTCATTATTCAATAACGGTTTTTCTATAACTGCTTTTAAAAATATATTTTCTTTCATATTCTTCTATATTGCGCAGGGCTTTCGCCCTGCCGATTTATGTTAATGCGTTTTATCCTCATGTAATAACTCGCAGTAAACTGGTGTTGTGGCATCTGTGTGCTTATTGGCTATAAGAACCTCATTACTATCCCAGTTAATATATACCTGTGTAGCAAATGCACCGAAAAACTGAATTTCTTTCGTGCCAAACAATACCACCGCGTCATCATTTACATTTGCAAGTGCTGCAATTAATTCTTTCTTGGTCATATTCTTTTTTGTTGCGCAGGGCTTTCGCCCTGCTGGTTATTATGCTATCTTTAGCTCTTTAAGTCTCATATCTACCAATGATTTCAGCTTGCGAGTATCAAATAGTGGACTTCTATACCCATCTTTGATAAGCTGTATCATTTCTTTATAACCAACCTTACATACAACCTCTGTCTTCATGCTGTTATCATAAATAGCAGAATTGCAAGCGGTTATTGTGAATGCCATTGTTTTGTAACCTTTATCCTTCTTCATGATAGATGCAAACAAATACATATATACAGCATTTTTCATGCTATTCAAGGCATCTTCTTGACTGGCATTTACTTTCTACCACCTAAAAAGTCACCACATTCAATTTCTTGACCTTTTTTGATAATAGACAATGTACTGATGTACATTTTAATATCTGTTACTTTCATATCTTCTATGTTTTAATTGTTAGTAATATTGGTTTCTTTTATATAGCTAAGATACTGATTATTAGTGATGTGTGCAAATATAATCATCTGATTAACAGCAAGTTAAACTTGATTTAACTTAAAGTTGGATATTGACATGTTCATTTCAGTCGCGCTTTGTATGAATACCGTCCAATGATATGTGCAATGCTTTTTCATATATCGACTTATCACAATTAGAAAATAATCGTTAACTTTGTTCATACTTTTAAAATTATAGGTGCATGAAAAAAATTGTGACTTTATTTGCAACCGTGCTTCTGTTATACGGTTGTGGAAGTGTTCCTTTGACAGGCAGGAAACAGATGCTGCTTGTATCCGACTCCGAAGTGCTTTCATCAAGTCTGACCCAGTATTCGGAATATATCAAGTCGGCACCGATATCAAGTAACGCGACAAAGAAAGCGATGGTGACACGTGTCGGAAAGAAAATAGCCGCTGCCACGGAACAATACTTGGAAAATAATGGAATGTCCGGTGAGGTGAGGAACTTCTCATGGGAATTCAATCTGGTTAAGGATAATCAGGTGAACGCTTTCTGTATGCCGGGAGGCAAAATCGTTGTGTATGAGGGACTGATGAATCTGGTTTCCTCTGATGACGAACTGGCTGTAGTTATCGGACATGAAGTGGCGCACGCTGTGGCCAAGCATAGCAATGAGCGTATGAGTCAGCAGCTGGTTGCACAATACGGAGCGAAAATTTTGGGGGAGGCTCTCAGTGGAAAATCCGCCGCCATACAGAAAGCCGGGAATATAGTCTATGGTCTTGGGGCACAATACGGTGTGATGCTTCCATTCTCACGCAAACATGAAACCGAGGCTGACTATATGGGGCTTATTCTTATGACGATGGCTGGTTATAATCCGAATGTGGCCGTCACATTCTGGCAGAAGATGTCGGCGGGCGGATCGGGTTCAGTGCCAGAGATCATGAGTACGCATCCGAGTGACGCAACACGTATTAGTGACATAAGGAAACATTTGCCGGAGATGAAGAAATATAAGTAAACTTTAGAAAGTTACTGTAAAGTATTTGAAAAAACTTTAGAGAATGGTACAAAAAGGCGTGAAACCAAATGGAATCACGCCTAAATTATAATAAAACTCTTAAAAAGGTGTACATAATTACCAATCCTTAATTCTCTAACATCAATCATAATAACGCTGCAATCTTACGCACCTTATTAATTCTCTCCATAAACCTGTTGTCTTTTTTTGCCATTTGCAAATTATAAGATGTTTGCATTTTGAGCAAAGGTTCCGCATCTAAATCTAACGCGGCTTCTAGGAGCATAGCATATTTTGTATTTAGTGAACGCTTTGCATTCAGAATTTCATTTAATACAGTATAAGACACACCCATCTCTTTAGCAAGTTTCTTTTGAGAAATACCCCTAAATTCAATTTCATCTTTTAATACTTCTCCCGGGTGTGTCGGTTCAAAAGGAATTAAGTTATTAGCTATCATTTTAGGGTCTACGCCATCTATTTTAATCATAACTTTCTATTTATAATGGTTAGACAATTCAATTATATTACAGATGGTAGTCACTACTTCACCTTGCACCTCTGTGGTTGTAAATTCAATACGATATTGATTGTTTACTCTAACAGAGCAAAAGTCCTTTTTGTCCCCTGATAATTTTTCAAAACTCAGCCCATTGTATTTACAAAGTGAAGTTACATCAGGGACACTGATTATTATATCTATACAACGTTTATATCTACGTACGATATCAGGTTGAAAACGATGCTTTTTATCATTCGCCTTTCCAAACTCATACAATTCTTTCAGATACTCTTTATCAAACGTTACTACCATCTCATTTGTTTCTTTAATGCAAAGATAGCATTTTAATTTTATTCATTCGCATTTTTGCGAATAATTTTCTTAAAAAAAAATTAGCGACAACTCCAAAGAATCACCACTAACTATTCTATTTTTCTCATCACAAAATTGTGAACTACCGCTAAAGTAAAGATTTAGGGGGCTCAAATACGATTTTCAATAAGCCAAGAATGCTGGAGCCACGCAAATTTGGCATAAAGTCTGATTGGGAGCTTTCATAGAGCTATATTTCCCATTAAGCGCATTTCTTTTTAAGTATTTCAACACATTCTTTATCCCATCATCGAAACCATGCTTATACCCTTTAGCGTATTCTCCAATGTTATATACCGCCATTGCCAACACAAACAGGATGATACCTACAGGCTTATACCAACCGGGAAGTGATATAGAAAACGGCTTAAATGTAATTGTGAAATCTCCAACCCATAATAGGGCGATAATACATATGATTGTAAATATAATTGTTTTCATAATCAATATCTTTTTCCGTTCAACTTAGGTCTTAGTTCATTGTATCTCATCTTCTGCTCCACATGCCATATAAGGTCTATGTTCATATGCTTGGCAAGCCCGAAGATTGATAATAACATATGACCTATCTGACTTTCAAAAGAATAATTATATTCATAAAAATAACGAATTGGCAATGTGGATATGGCGTATATGCTTTCAGTAAATGTTTCACCTACGCAACTTTCGGATGCACCATATATCGCTTCTTCAGGAAAATCATCAATGGATATATTTCTTAATCCAGCCAAATCAAGCAGGCGTATAACCGCATCGCTTAGTTCGTCTGGAAGTGTATCTTTTATATTTTTTTCAAAGGAACACTTAAATCGCTTTTCTTCTTCCACTAATGCAGGATAGCGATTATAGTCCATTTCAAAACGTGATTTACATTTCTTTCCTAATCTTCCCTTTCTATCCGCTTCCACAGCTTCCATAAGCTCTCCAACGATAAGGCAAAGGCAGTGTTCGTTACTCAATTCTTTATCATGGAAACCGTGCTCACAGGCGGTCTTATAAGCACGATTCCGTAGTTCGTTCAAATTAATATTGTTCATTTTTTATCTGTTATTATATTCCGGTGAAGAGGTGATGTCCCTTTATAAGGTCAGGCAGTCATGGCTCTATACCACCGCCAAACGCAACCGTATCCCCATCTGCCGCATCGCTGGAAAGAACTATTACAACAAGAAGCATGTTGACGAGTTCTTCGGTATGGCTGTCGATATGGAAAGTATCACCGACTGGCTCCTGACTGAAAAAGCGGAAGAGCAGTTCGCCATGCAGCACCCGCCACTGTACGTTCTCTATCCGGTCCCATCCGTAACCCAGATTCACAACCGACTTACCCCTGAACAGCTTTTGCCATACATCATCGGCCATTCTGCGCTTTTCGTAAGGCAATCTGCCCCAAAAGTGAGTGATAAAGTTCCCTAACATTACAATTTGTGGCTGCACGGTTGAATTATAATTCTGAATTTCATCATGCCGCTTTGTCCACTGGTATGTGAAAGAATCGCGGTGCTATCTGCCTGGTGTAAAGGATAAAGTCGCCTGCTCCGGGAAAAGGATACCGGTTATTTTCTTATAATAGGCATCGGCATACTGCTGCATACCCAGGTCGGTAGCATGCACTCCGTCCACCTGACTGTCCATAGACAGTGCCAGCTCGTCAAACGTAATGTAATGCAGATTTCCGGCTTCATCCTTCATCGAATCGTATACGGCACGCAACTACTCATTGGTCTTACGGAACTCCTTTCCTTTCTTATCCGAAGCGTAAAAGCCCATATAGCCATCGTGCTCTACCAGTAGAATGGGAGCTTTGCTTTTGCTGCGCAATATACGGATGCCTTTTTCCAGACGCGGACGGATAAGTCCTACACGGTCGTTCGTCATATTCGGCATACAGTCTATCACATACATTGCCGCATCCACTTCGGCCAGCAATTTGAAGAAACCTTCGTCCAATTGTCCGTTGCCCGAAAAGCCCAGATTAACGACCGGCATATCCAGCTTGCGCTGCAGGATATTGGTCCAGGCCATACCGGGACGCGAAGCACATGCCCCTTGCGCAATGGAAGTTCCGTATATCACGACAGGCTTTTCGACCGACGGACGCACGAAATCGAAGCGGCTGCCTTTGGGCACACCAATCTGTAAAGACTTCACACCGTTGTACAGAGGCAGATACAAGGTGAATTCGTTTCCCTTATCGTGCGTGTTGCGGTATGTCAGGTCGTTATACGTATAGCGCACTGTATCACCGAACTGATAGTTGGCCGCGCACCAGTATTGCTGCCCGTTGCAGTCCATCGTGTAAAGGTCTACTCCGCTGACACCTGTTGCCGGCATGTGGGGCATCGAGAATCCCCCCGTAACCTGATACTTTACTTGAATTTGTGGAGCATTGGTGTAAAACTTCACATAGAGTCCTGCTGTCTGCAACGACAGGTCCCACACGGGTTTACGGACCAGTTGTTCGGCCCGCTGCGGCAAACGCTGGTAGGCCTTTCCGGTTTCCGCATTCCAGGCTCTTCCCTGAATGGGCAACAGCGAATCGGCCGCCGGGTTATGCCAGGCTGTCTGTGCAAGCAGACAAAGCGACTGCCCGAATAATAAAGCAGACAATCCTGCAAACTTGAAAGTGGTTTTCATACTTATTTTTCTTTTAGTGTTATTTCATCAACTGTATCAGATGTGAGGCTACACAAGCATAACCTTTGTCTGTGAAGTGAATATAATCGCCGCTGTAAAGTCCGTCACGAATCGTTCCATCTTCGTCAAGAAACCAGCCTGTAGGATTTGTGTAACTGACCTGAGCTCCGAAGGTATGCGCGCCCAGCAGTTTATGAATGCGGTTGCACTGTTCACGGACTGCACTGCCCTGCTCCTTTCCGGAAGGGAAAAGTCCCAACAGGATAATCTTTGAATCAGGGAACTGCCTGCAGGCCTCTTCCGTAACGGCGATGATACCTTCAGCCGTATCGTCTGCTGTGTCCTGACCGACTACCAGATTATTGATTCCGATGGCAATCACCACATATTCCGGAGTACACCGGTTATAGTTTCCGTAACGGACACGCCAAAGCAAGTTCTGCGTACGGTCACCCGAGATACCGGCACTTTCCCAGTTTCCCTGTCCCAAAGCGTCGTCCATGGCCTGCTTGCCCGGTTTGTAGCTGACGAGCTTACGCATGCCGCCCCAACCTTGCGTAATGGAATTGCCCAGCAACAGCAGTTTCAGTTTACGTTCGTTCAGCGTGGTTTCGATATCCTGTGCCACCGAATGCCACTCCGAGCCTTCCACCCATCCGGCAGCCGAGCGATACTCGTTTCCGGGAACGGCATGGGTACAATTGTTGGACCACCGGCCGGTAGCTTTCAGTATGAAACGTACAATGGATTCGGGATTGTTCAGTGAATGCGGATGATGGCCGATACCCGGTTTGTGAATCACGGTAATCGGGGCACCGAGACGTTTCATTTCTGCTTCGAAAAGGGCTGTATTCTCTGACACCGGAACAATATCGTCTGCATCGCCCACTACGTGCAGTACCGGAATGTCTGCCTGTGCAATCTTGGCCGCATGATTCAGCGGATTCTTTTTCCAGCGCAAAGCCTGTTCCTCATTCTTAAAGCCGTAGGCTTCCAGCATCCGTGTCACATCCTCGGCCGAACCTGCATAAGCACCTTTTCCCATCGGCCAACTCTTGATGTCCATGACCGGTGCATCGGCATAGATGCAAGCCACTTTATCAGAGTTCTGTGCAGCCCAGTTGTAAACAATCAGTCCGCCACGGCTCATGCCCTCCAGTACGGTCTTTTTATGAAAACCATTCTTCACCAGATATTTGTAAAACTTGTTCCAACGTTTTACTGCCTTATCGGCACCATACAAGTCGGCTACATCGCAATATACCACATGGAAACCTTGCTCCAGCAAGTCGATGTCGGTCTGTGGCTCATGTCCCCAGAAACGAGCCCGCCATATCCAGGGTCTTCCCTGTGCTTCTTTAGCCGGACGTACCACTTTGTAAGGAACCCCATCCAACTGGAAATCGTATCCCTGATAACCGTGAAAATTAAAGGAGGTCGCATTTTCGGGTACAATGGCTGCCGGCTTACTTTGAACTGCATTCAGCAGGTAATCGCCGATTTTACGCGCCATCGCACCCGCACCGATAGAAGACGGATGCAAACGGTCCGGCATAATGACCTGATCCCACTGGTTGCCAAACAGATTATGCAGATTAATAATACCCAGTCCGTTATCGTAAGCCAGCTGTTCGACTACCAAACGTACCTTTTCTTCGATAATGCGCGGACTGATGGTGTTCTTCTCGGTAAGGAAGCAACGCACCGGAGTGAGCAGAATCACCTGCGGATGCGAATCCAGCGAGCGGTAGGTATCGATAAGCGTTTGATATTCTTCCATAAAATGCTTTTCGTCTTTCCAGTTCTGCGGCTTGGTGTCGTTCGTTCCCAATTTAATCAGGACAATGTCCGGAAGAAAGTTTTTCGATTCGCCGTACACCCCAGTACGGACATACGGATAATCGCCGTCCGACTGCGCCGTTGCTCCGTTCGAACCGAAGTTGCGGACTTCGTAATCATCGCCCAAGTAATACTGCAACTGGGCGGGATAAGAGTTTTTCTCCCGGTTGGAAATACCTGCACCGTACGTGATACTGTTGCCCACGCACGCCACCTTAATGATTCGTTTTGCCCATAAGCCTGTAGGCAAAATCAACAGATAGCAAATACATGCCAAAAAGATTCTTTTCATTGTTATTTAGATAAAGTTGCAATTCACTTTTCAAACAGAAGTCCCCTGTTTTTCAACATTGCTATTTGGTCAGCAATACTTATGGGCTGCTTAGTGTATGTTATCATATGTATATAAAAATAAGTTCCGCCCTGGTACGCATTGTAAAGAGGCGTGGCGGAAATTGTTGATGCAAAGATAATGTTTTTTCTGCTGTACTGCAAACATTTCGATTTTTCTATCAAAACAAAAAATTCTATACTTTTGCAATGAGCCAAAAATAGTAGTGAAATATACAAAGCAAATTGTGCTGAAAAAGAAGAAACAGCTTAAGTTGGTTTTCCAAAGGAGTTAAGAATCAATAAAAACGTTAAATCTTCACCCTTTAGAATGTACAATTAAAGACAACAACCATATTTCTGACTTATCACCTATAAAATATTGATCAATAATCGGTTGTAAATACTATTGTAAAAGATTTGTGTTGTACTCCATCCTTAAGTTCTCAATATAGCAGTCTGATTCATCTGGATCGGTAACGAATACTATCTTACCAGTAGTAAGTATCATCTTTTAGTTCCTTTTTTTCTTGTATTAAGCCATACGGTAGATATTCAACCACCGTATGGCAATATTTATTTCTTCATTAAATCAATGCGCTCTTTCAAGGTAAGAATGTAGTCGTGCATCTGTACTTTTTGAACCTCCATTAAGGCGACCTGATTTTCACCTGCTATTTCAATAGCGTCTTTTCGACCAAGGAACAGTACTAACTTATTATGTTTGTCCATCAACTCATTATATTCGATATACATACGGTCAAGAGGGGTATCAGCCACGTGATAAGCCTTTTCAAAGACATCTTTAGGTGACCAGCTTTCATAACCGTCTTCATACACCACCTTATAACCTTCTTCTACTGGTTCCATTGTTTTTGGAATAGCATCAGTAGGTAGATAAATTTTTCCACCCTTGCGAATTGCTGGTGTGGCTTGAACTAATTTTGTTCCAATATACTTTTTCATCATTGTTTCTATGGGTTTTACAAAGCCGCCCAAGGCTCATTTCTGTTCCGATTTGAATTTATCTATAGTAGTCCTTTTATTAAAAATAGCCATAACAATCAAGGCTAAAGCTACTTTCAGTAATTGCTTTTTCCCAATAATTACAACATTACTACGATTTAGTCCGTCATTAGTCATGATACTGTACCAATTCTTATAAGGTGGCAGTACCTTATAGATAGATATTTTATAAATTATCTTCTTTATTACCATAGCTAATCTTCTTTTTCTTTTGATTCATCAATTACAACACCCCTAATATCTCTTTCACCAAATAATTTATAAGTAAACGTTCCTCCATAAAACTTTATGGTATCTCCCTTAACAGTAATAACCATTCCACCTTTTAATCTATGTTCCATGTCATCTTTACAAGATAACATCGTGGCTGTCATAAGTATAATTAATATAAACCTCATATTCAATCTCCTTTCTCTTTAATTCGTTCCAGCATATCCCTGTTGGCGTATAGTATCTCTCATCGAAAGACGGGATGGGCATCCATGCTACAACATTATAGGTCTGCAATCCATACAAGAAGGAATTAGCATCTTTTGCGTAGTCTTTTTCTGTCCTATGAGATATATATATTTGTTTCCCGTTATAAACTATTACTTTTTGGTTTAAAGAAGGCAGTTTATCTTCAACGCTTATCCAAGGTGATTGCTTTGACTGCCATTCGGCACCAGAAATAAAGTCAACAATGCAGTACGGTTCACAATGACGCTGCCTGTTTCTGCAATCATTGGAATATCCCCTTGCCGCTTCTTCTGCTGTCTGTTTCATATCTGTTCCGATTTGAATTTCTTGTTTATTTCTTTTTCAGCAGCTCTGGCCCCTTTCTTGAAACCCTCTACAAAGCTGTCAAAACAGGCTCTATGGATTTCTAAAGTGCATCTTTGCATAAGTGGGCAAATCGAGCATTTTTGGCTAAGCCCTGCGGACTTCTTGGCTATTTTCGTTACGTTTTTCATTGGATTTTTAAATTAATTATTACGATTTCTTTCCGCTGCGACTTCACTCATACGCATCTTGCACCAGGAGGTGAGACATCGGTATTCCTTATCCCCACATCTGACAGTCCTGTTATAAAACCGGTGGAGCGGAAGGGAACGTCCGCAATGCGGACAAACCTTTCTTCCGGCTTCCGTACCGGCAACCGTCTTGGCTTTACGGTGTACAAGCGTACATCCCCTGCATTCATCCAGTCTGCCTTTGTATTTCCGGCATTTGTGCAGGGAGATGCGCCCGCATGGAGCGAATTTTTCGCAGTCGAATCTGGGTTCTGTGTGATAGATGTTCATACGGCACTGTCCATCAAATCAAACAATGTGGGTGCGCTAACTTCCATCTCCGCCTCATACAGATATGAAAGACTGTCTTTCCAATAGTCATAATTCAGTTCTGTAGATAATCCCTTACGTTTCAGTCTGATGGCACAATAAGGTACTGTGCCGATACCTCCGAAGGGGTCAAACACCAACTCACTCTTGTTTGAATACCGTTCAATCAGTCTTTCAACGATATCGAGCTGTAAAGGGCAGATGTGGTTCTGCCGTTTCTTCTGTGACTGCTTGGTATTGAGCGTGCGCATACGGGTGACATCATCCCATATCCAATCTTTCTTGCTTACAGGGTCAACGGCCATAAATGTTTTAGGCAGCTTTCCGTATATTTCCAATTCTTCAGCGAATGATACATGTTCCTCGTAGTTATATATATGTTCACGTTCGTAGTTCCTGAACAGATGGCGTATCTTATCTATTCCGGCTCCTTTCATGTCCTCATAGCTCAATAGAGAGTTACCAGAAGATTTCCAACTTGCATGGGCATCTATCTGCCAACGGGCAAGCGAGTATTCACTCTTATTCTTTGTCACCGGCAAATCAGCATAGGCTCGTGAGGTATCAGAAGGCAACTTTCGGAAGAGAAGAACATATTCCGGGCAACCGATACCCATCTTTGAACCGTCCTTGCACATCTCTGTATATCCAAGCCGATAAGTCTGGTTGTTCTCCCTCACCACATCCGTATCCACTGTAATACGCCCCATGTAGCGGAACCCGTGCTTCAGATAATGGAACACTGTCATTTCGCTGAACGGGTCGATGGTGGGCATACCGTCACCCGTAGCGTTGCCGAACAGTACACGGTCCTTTACATGGATGCAGGCCAACCGGCCGGGCTTTAAAATACGCATAAGCTCCGGGGTGAGATAGTCCATCTGCTCAAAGAACTTGCCGTTGTCTTCATTATGCCCGAAATCATTATAGGTAGGCGTATATTCGTAGTGGTTGGAGAACGGGATACTGGTTACAATCAGGTCTACTGAATTATCTTCCATCTTCTGACATTCAAGTACATTGTCATTATTGATAGCTTTCCACAGTTTGCCGGACTTCTCTTCCCGACTGGCGAACATCCAGCGCATCATCTTTTCCTCTGCCTGTAAACCGAACAAACCGTTCTTGCGGACTATATTGGTCATTCTGGCTACCATCTGGCGGTGTTGCGCCCACTTCTGCATGAAACTCTTGTATATCTCTCCCTCACTTTCTGCATAGACCAGATAGAGGTCAACCGGATGCTGCTGCATGAAACGGTAGATACGGGCTATCGCCTGGAACTTGTCATTAAAACGGTAGTCGATGAACATGATTGCCTTGTGGCAGTGGTACTGGAAGTTCAGACCCTCACCCAGCATCTCCGGTTTTGCGGCCAGATACTTCAGACGGCCGTCCTTGAAATCTGCTATTACCTTATCCGCTTCCTTATCATCTTGCGAGCCATACACAGCCTTACATCCGGGAATTGCCTTGCAGAGTGCCTCACGTTCAGCCTCCAAGTCGTGCCATAAAAGGAAATGGTCATCCTTGTTTTCCGGGCGATTGATTATCTCCACCACACGGGCAATCTTTTCCTGCATGTTGTCCCGGCGTTCCTTTGCAGCATCAGCCAGACCGAGAGCAGCCTCACGGAACATTTTCACCTGCCCGTCACGGTCGGCTCCGGCAGTGGAATTATCCACACTCACGACTTCTTCATGTACCCGTAACTCTGGTAACTCATATCCTGTATCGGGATAACCTAAATCAGACGGTTTGGTGAGGAACAACGCCCATGTACTTACCCATAACCAGAATTCCTTCTCCTTGTGGGGATAGAGGGTAAGATTGTTCGCCTTCGTGCTGTCACGCTGGAAGAACCTTGTAAGTGCCTGCCCGGTATCCATCACTCCAAGGTAGCCGGCATAGTGTATCAGCTCCTTGTATCTGTTGGGTGACGGTGTGGCAGTGGCAACAAACCTGTACGGAACTTCTGCAAACATAGGAAGAAACTCCTGATAGGTCTTGGTTCCGAATCCACGTAACACGCTCGCTTCATCCAATGAGGTAACGGTAAAGTAGGAAGGTTCTATTCTTATTCCGTCCTCGCCGTCACGGACACGTTCATAGTTTGTCACCATGATATTGGTCGGACATTGCTTCACCTCCTGCATAGTACGTACATAGCTCACTTTCATACCCAGATGCTTTTCGGCCTGTGTCAGGAACTCCACTACTACACGCTTGGGGCAAACTATCAACCCTTTGCCTCCTGTGCGGTTCAGGATCACCCGCAGTATCTCCAACTGGGTTACGGTTTTCTGCATACCGAAGCTGGAGAATATCGCCCTGCAACCGCCGGAAATAGCCCAACGTACTGTATCTTTCACATGAGGGTATAAATACGGGGAAATTTCTTCCGGTCTGACTTCAAACCCAGTCTGATGGCTGATTGCCATCTTGTCTTTCAAAAATTCTATATAATCTTTCATTATGCTATTCTTTTGTTGATTTCTCCTTTCTAAACAGGTGGCTGAACGCATTATCCAAATCCAAGTCCAGATTCAGTTTGGACGGGAAAGATTTAATGTATTCGTACATCTTATAAGCGAGGTTGTCATCATCACCGCATCTGTCAATCAGTGTGAGCAACATGGCGTTCACCATGTCAGAATCATTGCCGAAGTTTTCCTGAGTGGATTCGCTGCAATGATTCACATCACTTTTCAATCTCTTTATCGCGGCTATGGCTGTGTTGAAGTTTCTTTTTGAATCGTGCCGCAATTCAAAGCCTTCCTTCTTGTATTGCTGCTGCATTTCTAGAAGGTTGGTTTCTAAAACGTCCGTGAGGACAAATACGATGTTGGTTATCGTATTCAGTTTGTCTGTTCCTTGCATAATCGTGTATTCTTATTTCTAATTCGAATGAATCCCCTTCGTTCTGTTTCTTCTAACAGTGGAAAGTCTTCATTCTTGATTTCACATTCTGTTTCGTAGTTCACGGAAGTATAACTTGGGATATTGAACTTTTTCCGGATTCTTACGATAACATCCGGATTTCTTGTTACCCAGTAAACGGTTATTCTCATGGTGATATCAGCATTTTTCTAGCTTCCTCATCTCCTGCATCAGCACGGTGCTTGATTTCAATGTACTCAGCATAAGAGATTCTGTTATCTCCACGCTCCTCTATCTCTTTTTCACGTTGGTTTCTGTATCGTTCACGCTCTTTCCGTTCAATATCTTTCCGACGTTCAGAAACGTAGTCCAGCATCGCACTTGTTATTTTCAATGGATCTATTGAACCGTAGAACCGCCCATACTTCCCTGACTTAAACCGTGCTATGAAAAAACTGATTTCAGCGGCATTTATATAATAATACTCCGAAAGGAATATCTCCGATAGTTCAGAAAGTTGCTCTTTCGCTATCTTGGTTGAAACTTCTGCAAAGTCATTCAATGAGCCAAATTGTATCTTTAGCCATTCTATCGGTGTTTCATCCCCATAAGTAGAAGACAATAGCCCTAAACTCGGAATGCTGTCATTCAACGCCAGTTCTGAATGGGTTGCATTACATCTGACAAGTTTGAACTGCAAATCAGGGTTGTAATCAAGAATGAATTGTGCAGGATCGGGATATTTATTCAATAACGCCCTCTGCTTCAAGTTCCTTTCTCTTTTTTGCGGCAGCTTCTCTAACGGTTGTAGCGACTGCAAGAACTGAATCACGTTTTCGCTGCTCGCTATCCTGTTGATTTTTACTAAGTCTTGTCCCATTATAGTTTCCTTCCAATATTTTAGTAAAGTTTGCTTGTTTGAAAATCCAATCAAAGTCGCATTTCCAATTGCGGTCATTAGCTCCAAGTAAGAACGGGGATTGAAGAATGAGATTGAAAACACTCCTCACTGACTCTTTCCCATATTGGGCTATCCGGGCTTTTACAGCCTTTTTTCTCACATCAGTCATTGATCTTATCTGCTGGAGTCTGTCTTTGAATGTGGTATTATAGTATTCCATCAATCCGCTGTAATCAATCTTTTCAGAGGGGGAGGGCGAAGAAAGCTTGGCTTTCTTTGATACTCCGTCAGGAGTATTTTCTTTCTTTTGATGTAGAGATATATCTATATACTCTCTTTCTTCTTTCTTTGTATTTGTGCCCTCTGTGTGCCCTGATTTTTGTAAAAGTTCGGATTGCGGTAGATTGTTGTTCATGGACTGTGCCCCAAGTTGTGCCCTTAGTTGTGCCCATTCGTGTCTTAATTCATTGATTTCCTTTTCAATACCTGTGTCCTTACTTGTGCCCTTGGTTGTGCCCATTGGATTATATTCTTCATATTTACATAAGGTTATAAGGTTCATTCCTTGATTGCACTCAACAGTTATCATACCTTTCTTTCTAAGATGCACAAGAAAGGAACGCACCTTCTTTTCAGACCATTTCCAACGCTGTGACAGAAATCTTATGGATGCAGGATATTGACCTCTTGAATAAGAGATTTCTCGACCTCCGATACTCTCCTTTCGGGGCGTTGCCTCAAATCGTGCAGACTGAATTAAGTCTAACCACGCTTCGCAACTGCTAAAAGTACGGGCTTCATTCCACATTTCATTCGAGAAAAACCTGCGGCTTAGCCTCAAAAATCCTTCGTCCATAGTCTTAGAATCTCACGTTAGTTAATTGCCTTCCGTTAGAAAATACAGCCCACTTACCATTACCGCTATCAAACAATCGTAAATCCGACACCTCTCCGAAACGTTTGATGTTACCGCATAAATCCACAATCCATCCACATTCTTTAGAAGGATGCGGGCGGATGGCACGACCGACTATCTGATACCACATGGCAAGTGACATTGTAGGACGTGCCATAACGACCGTATCAAGTTCCGGATAGTCAAAGCCAGTCGTAAGTACACCCATATTAGCTACTACCGGAATTTCACCAGCTTTGAACACCTCAAGAATATGTTCACGTTCTTTCTTAGGAGTATCACCTGAAACGATAGCGCAACCGGGTATTGATATCGTTAACCGTTCCGCTTCTTTCAAAAAACGGGTAAAGGCCAAAATACCCTTCCGTTTTCCTCCGGCTTTGGGATTCATCAGCCTTTGGACGATATGAACGAGATAACCGTAGAAGTCTATCCGTTCATATTCTTTTTGAACTGACCTATCCGTATAGTCGGCACCAGTAGTATTTACTTTCAAGTTAAGTTCATTCCACCCTGAAGGATTCATTGAATAGTAATCCAACTTCGCCAAGTAGCCCATATCTAATAAGGTTGATACCTGTACATGATAAATGACCTCTGAAAAGACATGAGGTTTTGTCCGAGTGATAAATTTCAGCATGGAGCCGAAATCACGGCTGGAGCTTAAACGGTATGGCGTTGCTGTCAGTCCAAGAACCTTACACTTCACTGCATCAAAAAAATCCTTGTACATTCCCTCTTTGGGGTTTACAAGATGACATTCATCCACAATGATGTTCTTGAAGTGGGTGAACAGTTCGGGATGATTCTTCACACTGCCGATGGTGGCAAATGTTATCCGGCTTATCTCCTTTGAGTTAAAGGATGCAGAATAGATGCTGCAATCAAGAATACCGTATGAACAGAGTTTCTTGAAATTCTGTTCGAGTATTTCCTTCGAGGGCTGGAACACTAAGGTATGACCGTCAAGCCTTGCGGCTATATCCGCTATGATAAGCGACTTTCCGCTGCCCGTAGGCAAGACCATGATGGCGTTTGTTTTCTTCGCCTTGTTGTTGAAGAAAGAAACGGCTGCATCAGAGGATTTCTGTTGGTAATCACGTAGCTGATAAGTCATAGACCTTTCTCCTTTCTAAGTTTCTTATTCAGTGCCTTGTAATACTTGATTAGCTGCTCGTACTCAAAATCAGACATCTTGGTATTTGATACAGCTTTCACTTTCAGCAAGTCGAATTTCTGCTGACCTATCTTGGCTATCAGATTCACCCGATAGCCCTCCAAATGGTCGGCTTTGAAACGGTTACATGAGCGGCACTCGGCATGGCAATTATCCTCGTCAAACCGTGTTGCCAAATGCGTCCGGCTGAAATAGTGACCATTATCCGCTTGCGCAAACGGCTTTATCTGCCCACAAGAGATACAACGAAAATAACCGTTTGGCATACAATCACGAAGCCGGATAAAAAGGGAAAACTCCTTGTCGAGCTTAGCTTTCAAATCCGGCTTCTTCTTTATTGTTACCCCCGCTTTATCAAACAGAGGTAAAGGCTTGTCTTTCTTCTTAGCCTTTCGTTTTATGTAATATGGCATTATTTAAATCCCCATTCTTTCATGTAGTCAATGTTTTCAGGAAATCCCTCTACTGATTTAGGACTAAGGAATATTTTCTCACTCTTCAATGGAGTGCCTCCCCAAACAGTAACAGGGCATTCTTCATATTCTTCTTTAGAAACTTCACTTACATTAAAATGGGGTTGAAAGCCATATCCCATTACGCTCTCCCCTAAGTAAGTACCAAGCTTCTTTAAAGCCCATTGAAATGCAATATCTTTATATAGGTAATGTTTAGAAAACACAGCCACATATATTTTATGAGAGAAATTTCCTGTTTCTGTTAAGTCAGGATTACATCTGATACAGAAATACTTAATACGTGAAAGTATTTCTTCAACAAACCTTTCATGCTTTTCGCAATCTTCTTTCGTTAAGAACTCTTTCCTGTCATTTGCAATGTAAATAGTCTTGGTAATTTCTTTTGTTTCCATATTGTTTTTTATTAAAGCCCCGAAGCGTATTCTCCGGGGCACAACCATAATTCACTAACCCATGCCATTTATGTGTGGCTCACATTTATGAGGGATAAGCGGGAGTCGAACCCGCACAAGTATCGTCTGCTTTCTCGCTTTCATCCGTAGATTGGTTATCCTACGATCTTTAAACTACTCAACCTGTTACTTACAACTACGGTCTTGATGATTTCCATTTCTATGTACACTTGAAATTTCCATTCATTTAGTCTTAGCACCCTATGACCATTTTATCCCTATGTGGTGGTAACAGGACTTGAACCTGCATGATAGGAGCTTTTTAGTTTTTACAATGAGTGTAATCTCGCCACCTATACCTGCCTTTATATGTTTTTACATCGGGCTACTGCTTATATTACCCCCCCCCGTTACCGACAACCTATCTATGAGATATTAAACTTTAGCGTCTACCAATTCCGCCATACCACCTAACTGTTACTTATTCTTCAGTCTCGCCTTCAACGATAATTGAAAGCTGACCGCAAGCGGCACCGTTTTCAATTTCAGACTTTGTTGCAATGGCTACTGCATAATCGTAGCCCATCTTTTCAAGTTGTTTTTTAATCTCTTTCATGATTCTGTAAATTAAATTGTTTATACTAAATTCACTCCCTCGATAATTCCATTACCAAGGTTGTTTTTCTCTGATATGTTATTTGTATTGATTGGAGACAACTTCACAAAAAAGTGTTCCTTATCAAAATGTTTCTCCAGCTTATCCGCATCAAAATCAGATTCATCCACCAATGTTAAGTTGATAGTTGTTTTCAGATTACTTTCTGTTCTTATTTGCCCAAGTTCATCAATAGACATTTTCTTCGGATAAGGAATAAGCCAGCCTCTCTTTTCTTCGTCAAAACTGTGTAAGCTAATCTGTAGCGTCACATTGCCTTTCACAAAAGAGAAGTCGCTATCTTTAATGCCAATCGTTGAAACGTAATGGTGAGTATTTGGGAATATTTCCGTAATACGTTCAATTGCTTTTTTTACGGCTTCTATATTTAAGAAAGGCTCACCCATACGAGTGTAGTTAATCTTAAATTCTTTGGAATCATTCGGGTTGTAACCTGCGCTTCTGATAGCAAACAATACTTGTTCTACAATCTCATCTGCTGTAAGATTGCGGTATTTCTTCATATTACCAGTGGCACAGAACTTACAACGTACAGGACAACCGCTCATGGTTGAAACTCCAATCATCCATCTTTCAGCGCGACTTCCGAGATTGTTGTTATCAAGGAAATTCTGTTTTCTTCCTATCGCATCTTTTGTGTAATATGGAAGAAAGGTATCAGTTGTTTCTACCAGCATACCATCTTCAAGCCGCAAGCAGTAAACTGTACCATTTTTAAAACTTTTACTTTTTACTATATTCATGATTGTATTTTTATGGGTTTTCCAGCTATATCTTCACAGACCGAGCAGGCTGGTTAACAAAGTTATTCCATATAAGCCATTGAAAACTCTTTCGGAATAAACCGCCCAACCGGGATAGGTTTGGCAGATTCAATGGCTGCATGGATTTCTCTTTTGTTGAACTCATGTCCCTTTTCTTTGGCTTGCTTCTCACATTCTTCCTCTTTATTTTTGAGGTAGTGGGTAATAAGCATCATCGCCCTATCAACATTAAAAGTATTCACTACGAATGTTTGAGTACGTTGCTCTTCGTCAAATGTGATTTTCGTTTCAATCTGATAGAACTTCTTTTCATCCGGTTTAGATTCTTCGTCACTATCCTCGGTCTCATCGTCCATCTTGTCAACGTACTCTGCCATTGTGATTTCATTTTTGAGATAGGCAATCGAAGCATCATCAACTTTACGTTCTTTCAGATTATCGGTAAGAATCACGCAAGAATCAAACTCCTTTGCCATCGTTAAGGTGAATCCCGATTGATAATTAAGTTCAATGTAGTCTCTCAAAATAAGGCAGACATTCTCCAGGCCGGTAGCATAAAGCAGGAATTTGTACTTCTTGTCACCTATCTGTGCCTGTGCAAGATAGGGATATAAGAACTTGTTTTCGTTCTCAAAAGCTAAACGCTTCTGACTACTGACTTCCACTTCTTTGATGCCATCCGCTTCCATACTGAAACGAATTTTTGCCAATAGGTCTTGGTCTATCAGAGAACCACGATCAAAAAGGACTTCATTACGTTCAATGTTTACCGTTTCGCCGGTATCTTCATCTATGAAAGATTCCTCCCATGTTTTGAGAACACGCTTTGCAAGGTACATATTGAGCATCTT